ACCAGTACAACCTCTCACTTCGGGGTTCGTTGGGCTGTCGCTGTCTCCGGACCCAGTAGAGGTTTCCCGTACAAGATCGACGCTATTCGATGGGGGCGCTCGGTGACCATTACGGAGGGTGATTCAGGTGCCCCTGCTTCTTGGGCAACCGTGGCGACTCACGCCAGCGCACTTACTAGGCGTTGGGGTCTCATTGAACCCACCGACACAGGGGCTGCTGTTCAAGGCGAGATCTTGTGGGGCAGCGGGTCAACGGCAGTTTATAGCAGAGACGCTAACCGAACAATCGTACTACTAGCTACGCTTGGCTTTGTTCCTACAGACTTTACTAAGATTGTTATTGCTAATGCTGGCAGTGATATTGAATGGTCTAACCTTACCTTCTTGGCGCTAGATACTGCGAACAGGGGGGAGGTGTCAGTTCTTAACAATGCCTCGTTCTCTGCGTTAGGTTGTTCGTTCTCAGATATTAACACAACCATAGACGGGGGTTCAAACTCCGTATGGGATGGGTCTATATGGAGACGTTGCAACGCTGTCACTGCGGCGGGTGGTTCTTTTCTTGGAGCTGCCTTCCTTGAGCCGACTGTTGCTGTTGACGCAGCAGGGTTGGTTTGGAATGTGAACGTAGCCCCTGACAGCAGGCTTGACGGGGCTGAATTTTCTAAAGGTACTAACGCTCACCACGCCATAGAGTTTGGCGCTGACGCACCCTTGTCTGTGACTTTGAGAGATGTTACTTATTCAGGGTTCAGCGGTACCAATGAACAGAACGACTCAACTCTGCTGTTTGCAGACCGTGGTTCAGATGTTACGTGGACTGTGAACGTTGTTGGCGGAGACACTCCCTCCTATAAAAGGGCACGATCCGGGGATACAGTGAACATAGTAGCTAATCCGGTCACGGTGTCCGTAACGTGTGTAGACACAAGCGGTGCTCCTCTTGAGAACGCTCGTGTTCTCCTCCAAGCAGCAACAGGCGGGCCGTTCCCGTTCCAAGCCTCTGTTACCATCACCAGGTCAGGGTCTACTGCTACGGTGGCACACACAGGACATGGCTTAGTTACAGGGGATAAGGTTGTTATCGCTGGAGTAGCTGAGATTGAGTACAACGGAGCGTTCACTATTACGAGAATTGATGATGATAGTTATAGCTATACCGTTTCTGGCACCCCCGCTACCCCGGCAACAGGCTCACCCACATCTAGTTTTGTGGCGGTAGAAGGGTTAACCGACGTAAACGGATTCATCAGTGCATCTAGGGTGTACCCGAGCAACCAGCCCGTCATAGGACGAGCCCGCAAGAGCAGCTCTGCGCCCTTCTTCAAGTCAACGACATTGACTGGAACAGTAGACAACTCTCTTGGTCTGCCCGTTACAGCGGTTATGGTCTCGGACGACTAACATGGCAATCACAATAGACTATGGTACGTTCATCATAGATGTACCACAAGCAGACCTTACATTTATTGGCGGGAATCTTTACGAGCTAAATGCTAACGACTTCCGCAACATCTTAAAAGACCTCGAAGATGATGAGGACGGGATGCATTTCCCTCCCACGCTTCGACATGCGACCGAATCACTCCTATCAGGTGTGACCTATGCTCGACAGCTTGAGATAATCAACGGTTACACCATTGACTTTGAGAATACAGGTGTACCCTACACTGTCGTAGTGGTAGGGGCCAACCATAACTTGGCAGACGTAACCAACTTTGATGGTGGTATGTCTATGATCATCGGAAACTCTGCTGGCTTGCAAGTAGTAGAGACTGGCAGCGGGTTGAGCCCAGGACAGGACGCTACTCTTACTGCCATAGCAGGTGATGTGACCGACTTAGAAGCAGACCTCGTTATCATTAACGACGGTGTGAAGAAAGCCAGTCTACTAATCCCTCATACGGACGACCTCCCTTAACGGGAAAGCCTCCTCCTCCAAGGCTTCAAATAGAAAAGCCCCGGTATCCTAATGGACGCCGGGGCTTTTTTTTTTTACTTGAACTCAGATTACTCTTTATTCAGCAAAGCTTTGATGAACTTACGTAACATACTTTCTGCCTTGTTGTAGTCGCCGGTCTGATGGAAGAATCCATGCAGCTCTCGGTGGCAGTTAGCACACACTGTCATTAGATTGTCAGGTTCGTTGTGTTCCTTGTCGCCGTCCCTGTGATGAACGTCGAGAGATCCTTTAAAGAATGGGTGGTGACCACACATCTCACAAGAATCTCCCCTGTACCTAAGCCACGGCATACCGTAGTTACCCTTATGACAGGCGGTACAGTTTTTATCCCATCGGGGGTTACCAAGGGAAGTGTAGCCTTTGAACCGTACTGGCTCTACACCACACTCTTCACACAAATCACCTTCTTGTCTAGTCGTCGGTCTTCCCTGGGGCATTGTACTTGTCCTTCAGGTACTCATGTGCATAACCTTGAAGGTTAAAAAACATAGCAGAGATGTCTTCTTCTATGCTATCTGACGCCAAAGCATCAGTCACTTCATAACCACGGTGGCGCTGCCACATGTGGAAAAAGTGACGCCACATACCCTTCATGTATCTAGCCAAAGGGATACCCTTCTGCCAGTTATCGCTCTCGCGTACTTGCCCGTCAGCTTGTACTCGGTGCTTAGTCATGTATCTGAAGTACATGTCAAGGAAGAGAGGCGATAGGTACCCATCAGGGTCGTCACGCACTATATCCTCAGACCGGGTTGCCCCTGTCTCGAACGTATTCATAGGCTGACCCTTTTGGTCTACCGAAAATTGCTGTTCTTCTTCAGGGTAGAGCCCTCGAATCTCATCTCTGTTCATTATTTCTCCGGGTAACATATGTAGGTGCTGTCGTCTTTAACGGTGAACTTCCCGTACTTGCGGCAAGACTCAACGATTGCTCGCAGAGCTTCTTTACCAGTGTCGGCTCCCCGAACACTTCGTCGAACAGTTCCTTCGTTATGAACGTGGGCCTGCTCTTGGTACTTAAGGGTGGGAAGCTCAATTACTCTGTCCTTTACGGGGGTCAACGCTTGGCACCCCACAACAAAGAGCAGGAATCCTACGATTGAAAAGATCATTCTCATTTCGCACTACTCGATCCGAAGTACACACCAGCGATGGCGTATACTAGGTGGGTGTGAATGGGTCCGAGCACCAAGCCTGTTCCTGTGGTCCAGACAAGTGTGTCGGTTGGATCAGAGAAGAACCAGAAACCTCCCACTGCTTCCGTTGCTCCATATGAGATTGGAAGATATGGAAAGAATAGAGGCGCAACCAGAGGTAATACGATAATACTGAAGACGGCAGATAAAGCGATTGTTCTTCGGGTAAAAACGAATCCTTTATCGGAGTACTCTCGGGCTGCTTGGACGGCTTCATTAGCCTTCCCAATCTTCCCCATCAGCAGCTCGTGCTTGTGCTGATTCATACGCATCTTGAGGGAAATCACCCTCGTCACTGCTGTCAGAATAAACGAGATCAGACCCGTCATCAACTCGAGGGGCATATGCCTGCACTCCCTTCTCTGCCAGAGCTACATCAAGCTCAGTCAGAAACTTAATCATATCAATGTCACGCTCTTTGGCTTGCTCTACCAACTCAGGTACTGCCTGCTCGAGGGTCAGCAGGTTACCGCTGCGCTCGAGTTCATTGTCGATAGCTATCTCTACGCCGTGCTTTTGGTAGTCATCCCAAAACAGGGTAATTGCGTTCTCTTCCATTACAGGTCCACCACTTGTACTTGATTAGGTTCAACGGCTACGAACTTACGTCGACGGCCATCGTATACTTCAACGGATACATCAAGGTCACCCTTCATCCGCTTGATTGGATTCTTGAGGTACGAGGGACGAACTACCGTCAACCGAACCTTCTGCGCTTTGTCCGCTTTTGTTACCATAACGTTTCTCTAGTTTTTCCATGTTCTTATGTAGGGCATCAACGAGGCTGATGCCTTGCATGTCAGCTACCCTTGCCAGGTAGTACATAACGTCCCCTATCTCTAGGGTCATCTCTTCTTTGTCTACTACTACGCTCCTGTTCGGAGTGTAGCGTGACTTCTTAAACGGATCAACAATCTCTGCTACCTCAGTGACTAGGCCGAATAGAGCGTGTGTCATCTGATCCTCGGGATCAATGCTGTTCGTCCATACGTCTCTAGTCCACGCTTGGTAGTAAGACAGGTCGTCTACCGATTCAATCCTTTCCATGTATCCACTCCAACGGTATCTTCTTATCGGCGTAACGCCAGGTCAGCCCTTTGAAGATTCCTCTTCCACGTCCTTCGCAAATATCTGCATAAGTTTGCTTTGCTCCCTTGCTAGTTTTTGTAAGGCTTCGGGTGAAAACGAATCTAATATCCAGGTTCGGATAGAGCGTCTTGATGATGGCGTGTTTGTATCTATCGTCGTAGTCCCAAATTCCTTTGGTCTCGACGATGAACCAGTCTCCGTTATCTTGGTGGATGAAGAAGTCTGGCTTGTACGTGTGCTTTTCCGCCGGGAGGATGTATTCGATCTTCCCTTCTTGCGGCTCGTAGAGGTACGTGGCTCGCTCAAGGGTGAGTAGCTCCGCGTTTACCCTCTCCAGTTTGCTCTTGTAGTCCGGCATCTTCTTGTGCCTTGTATTTAGCATACAGCTTAGCGATGATGTTGTTCGACCACCGCCGGATAGTATACTTACGTGCCCATGCTACTATAAAGAAGATTACACCGCCTAGCACGTTATCGGAGAGTGTAATCCCGTAGCCAAATATACCGTTGTAAACAATTACAACCATGACTACGTTCATCAGATAACCTACGACATTATCGAAGAAGGTCTCTGCTGCGTGTACGTGTCTTGCTCTTATCCTCATTACAGGTACCAGTAGTGTTCGTCCCGCTCGTGCGGGGGGAGCCACTCGTCGTCTACACGACGCTGCATGTGCAGGAGATTAGCGTTCTCTTTGAGGAACATCATACCGTAGTGTCGACCGTAGTACTTGATGTACTTCTCTTCGACATGCTCGTACATTTCCTCTTCCTCGTTCATATCATCAAGCTGCTTAACCCAAGCAGACTTAGGACCTACGTTGTAGAGCCCCTTGATGTTATCTGAGGCATCACCCACGAGTAGCTGCTTGTAGAAGTTGCGGAAGGCTTGGATGATCGACACCCAGTAGGCTTCCCCTTTCTCTACACTACGCTTCTCTTCAGGTATCTCGTTACCTTCTGCATCCTTTGCACCCTTCAACCACCACTTGAAGTGCCAGCCGGGTACGGTATCCAGGTCCTTGTCTCGTGAAGCAATGACCGTATTAGAATAACTCCGGAGTGTGCTGTCGTCCCACCCCAACTTGCTACCAACGTCAACGAGGTCGGACCACATCTGCGTAGCCATAGCGTCGTCAGCTTCTCGATCGTCCTGCCACTCAGCACCAAGCTCGTCGGCTAGGGCTTGCTTAACAGCATCTACGTTGTTGCGTTGAACGTCCTCTCTGTGGCCCTTATAAGGTAGAATCGTAGCGAGCTTGTGACGATAGTGCTTGCCTCTTGTAAGGAAAGCTTTCCACCCACCAGCTTGTGCTCCCATAACAATAGAAAGCAGTCGTCCTTTCGCAACATCAACTACTCGGTCAAGTTCGATGAGGTCTCCCTTAACAACTCGGCCAGTCTCCTCGTCAATGAGTGGCTCACCGTCTTCATCCTTCATGTCGTAGCGCAGGTGTCCTACCTCGTGGGCAATCATGTCTGCATCTATTAGAACTTTCATATTAATCCTTTGTTAACACAATCGGGAACATGCCTTCACCCTTCCCGTATACTAGTGTGGTTAGGATTTTCATCCACCTATTCCTCACTGCTTCCTCTTCCTCGTCCTCTATATCTGAGTCGGCTAGAGCATCTATCATCTGGAAGATGTCTTCCCTCTCGGAGTAGGTCAAGAAGAGCCTTGCCTTGTACTTTTCTGTCATAATCTTTACCTGACTTATGGGCATGGCCCTTCGTGAAGTACAGTTTAGAGGGACGCGGTTGCATCAGGGTTATCCGACAACGCTCGACGACTAAGCTCACGACCTATGTAGGTGCGAGCGAAGAGGAGTTCATCCTCAGACCAGGTAGATAGGCAAGCAGGCTCGATAGCCTCGCCACCAACCTTGCTGTAGATGAGGTCATTCCACTCTGCGTATACTTGTTCCATCATACTCTCCTTTAAAAGGTGGGACTTACACCCGTACGTCTCACCAGTCCAGGTATACTTACCCGGTATACCTAACGAGCCGTAACTTAACCACTCAGCCGGGATGCCCACAGAAATTAGGCTTTCATTGCCTCGAGTCGAAGCACCATAGCTTCTACCTTAGACCCGGAATAGTTCTTCGCGGACTTGATCTGTTCGCGCAGGCCATCCCAAAGGAAGTCGTTCCAGATATCCTCGTCGGGATTATCATAGTCAAAGTAGAAGGGGGTAGTATCGAGAGCACCAACCTCAATACCTTCAGGTACACCAGACACTTGACTGATGTTTGCAAAGGTACGGGATTGACCACCCGACTCTACCTCGTTATGTACGATGGTTACGAAGCACGGCTTGTTGAGCAACTCAGCCAGGTCACGGGCTGCCGGATTCAGCACGTTGACGTGCTCCATCAGGGTAGCCTTGTCCGAGCTAGACTTGCGCAGCGGTGCAGTACGTACCATGTGCTGCTTGCCGTTGTAGTCGCTGTCCGGCATATCAATGATACGAGTCGGCAGCGAGTAGTGAAGGATTACTTGATCCTTCTCACCGTAAAACGTGTCATGAATACCGATCTCAATTACCCTTGCCAGCCGTGCAGGTACTACACCTGCTGCTGGATTCGGGATACGCGGGCCACTCTCTTGCTTATTCTGCGGATTCAGGGCCATACTTTGATCCTCTTAGTTCATTGAACATTATCTGACATTGTAACACTTGTCGACGTGCGTCGTCCAGTGCGTTATGTTCTTCGCCCAACTCAATTGTGGGGCGTTTACCTTTAGACCCCCAATTTGTCAGGGAGTTCCATAGGTATGTAAGGGTGCGGACATCAAGGTCTCGGTGATAGGGAACTGGATACTCGAGATTATAGTCTCGGCAAAGGGACCGGACAATGGCGTTATCGAACATGTTGCCGTTGCCCCATATACGCTTGGCTCCCTTGCAAAACTTAAGGAAACGCTTAAGTGCGATGGCCGTAGCCTCTCGGTCTTCTTCAAAGACCTGTCGGGCACCGTCTGATTGGTTGGCCCACCACTCAACTGTACTAGCGTCGCAACTTCTGCCCTTGCTTGCTTGATCGTTCTCATCAAGACGAGCGTAAAAGTTTCGCTCTTCATCAAGGATCGACTGAATATCATCAACTGTATCCAACCTAAAGCGTACTGCTCCGATGCTAAGGACTTGGGCAGAGGCATCTGTTCCCAAAGTTTCGAGGTCCACCATGACATCTGGATAGTTCCGTTCATCGAACTCTGCCTTCTTCTTTCTATTTCTGATCCACCCCACGGGTATCTCCTCTATCAAATGGGCACCCTGGATAGGAACAATCCTCAAAGGAATTGGTTCTACCACAAAGGGTGCAGGCTTTAGTGACAGTCGGACCACGTGACCCCCTCGTTAATGTCAATGTCCTGCGGGCACCAGAGATTAAACTTCTTATTAACTGCATCTATACTGAGCCTCGCTTGGTCACGGAAGGTACTAACCATTGCGTCAGGTACCAAGAACTGCACTTCATCGTGCATCGTAGTCACTAGCAGTATGCCGGTGTCACCCACTCTCTCGAACAGGTTGTTGATGAAGTTCTTCATCACGATAGCTTCGAGGGATTGGAGCAGGTAGTTAAGCAGCATGTGCTTAGCTCGTACCCACACAGCCCTGCCGTCAAGCCCGGTGATGTAGCCCTTCGTTTTCCACTCTGCCTCCAGTATCCGGATGAGGCCCGGCAGTGAAGGGAGACCTCTGAAGTACTCTTTACGTACCTCTGCTGCCGTTACCTTGGTTATCCCTAGGTCACTGGCTAGCTTCTCATCACTCGCACCGAAGATGATGGAGTAGTTCAGCTTCTTCCCGTCTGCCCTAGTAGCCAGGCCAGCCAGGTCTGCTGCGTACTGGTGCTGGTCACCCTCAGTAACTACCAGCCTATAGTTCTCATCCCTCAGGTAGTGAGCCAGGCCGTACACTTGGCAGGACTTAAGGTCGATCCCTATCCTGGTGTACCCAGGTAAGCTGATGAAGCAGGACCGTAGCTCTTTGCCATACGGCCTACCGTTGCCAGGTACGTTGACTACAGTACGGTGGGTCATGCGACCAGTGGGTGTACCCAAAGGGTTAGCCCCTGCTGTCAGTCTACCGTCTGGCCTTATGTCACGCATGAACCCGGCAAGCATACCGGCCCTGTGTGACAGCATCAACCGCTCAACGATCTTAGCGCCTACCTCTTGGTAGCCCTCGGGCCATTGGCACGACTCGAGTGAGTCGAGGGTGAGCTTCGGTGATGTTCGTACCTTGTTACCCATCAGGTCACGGGCAGGCTTACCAGTGTTAGGGTCCTTCTTGAAGTTCCACTCGGTTGGCTTCCACCCTATAGACAAGAGGTACTCTTTCACCTGCTTGTCGCTGCCTATATTCATCGGAGCCTTTCGGACAATGAGGTCCGTGCGATACTCCTGGTCTGCTCCAAAGCTATCTCCGTAATACTTAAGTGCCTGAGCAGTAGGTTTGCCTTGCTTCGTATACTGCTTTGAGGGCCAGGTAAGTTGAGCCGTCTTGGGAAGTGCCACCTCAGGAAGGAGAGGCACCACCTCTTCATCAATCTCACGGATGCGAGCTTGAAGCTCAAACCACAACCCCCATACCAGTGGCGTATCAACTGGTACTCCGTTGAGTTCCTGCTGAGTGATGTGTCTAGCAATTGTCTGCTCCGTTTCGATAGCGTCTAGCCAACTTACCTTAGCCTGTCGCCCCTCCTCCTGAAGTGCTCGGTAGGTCGAGACGTTAATCTGGACATCCTCCGAACAGCGATGTAACATCTCAGGAGAATACACAGACCAATCACTGTGGTCAGGCTTACCGCGACCGCAGCGATAACCCCATGCAGCCAATGAGTGGGGGCCAATATTGCCAGGGGCACTAGCAGGCACAAAACGATCAGGCTTAAAGAGCCTAGAGTAGACCAGAGTATCGGTGATTTTGACATTAGATCGGGGCTCCCACCCGTATAGCTTCTTCAGCAAGGGTAGATCATACCCTACGATGTTGTGACCAATGAGTTCATCCGCGGTATTCAGGTAATCAATGCCCTGTTGTAGATCGTAAGGCGTAAAGCTGTTCGCTACATTTTCGGATACATCGTGGGTACAGATACACCATACTTGAGTGGCATCGGGCAGTAGCCCGTCAGCCTCAAGGTCGAATACAATCTTACTCATCAGTCACCTCACTTTTTATAGGGGATGTCTCCGAATACAACCTCAGTTGCCGACTTACCCTCAGTATCCATGACAGACAGGAGATCTTCCCACTCTCTTTTCTCTTCTGCGGCGATGGCAAGTTGCAGTTCATTCCGCGCTTTGTTAAAAAAGAGTCCATCAGTTTTGTCCATCCTATCACCATTGACCTGGCTCATCCAGAACATAACATCTTTCAGCCTACCAAGTAGATACACTAGAGTCTACCTCCTGCCTGTGAGTGCCCTCGTACGACAGCGTGAGGTTGTTCTGGCAGGCGTAAGCATCTGACTGCCACCCCATTAGGAACCCCTCTCTCTTGTCTCCCTCAAGCTCTTGTATGAACCCGTTGAGGGTGTCCACCTGGTCCTGCCCCATCGTACTACGGAAGGCTGCTTGGCCCTTACGGTACCACTCACGGAGGTTGTTGGACTTGCTTTCAATGAACCCCTTGGATACGGAGTCACCGCTCTCCAGGCGGAAGCGGACGAAGAGTTTAGTCAACGAGTCGTGGCCTGCCTTATTCATTGTTCCACTCCCCACCAGTGTCGGCGCTATCGTCGGACAGCGGTTGAAGAACATCTCCGATTACATTCTCTACCCGGCGTATGTCATCGTCAGACATATATATACCACGATGAGCGCACCGCACTCGCAGGTGCTCTACCGTTCCTTTAACAATCTCTCGTACGTCATCGGTTCGCATGGTCATAGTTCGTTCCCCAATTCTAGTTGAAGTACATAGTCACAACGGTCATCCATTGTGTTGTGCTTGTCGTGCTTCGGTGTATCAGACATCAAGTCTTGGTAAGAGTTCATCGGCCTGGGCCGCTTGACTATGTTGAAGGAGCGGCAACCATTCCACCTACATTGATCTACTTCTTTACCTCTCAGATCCCAGCTCCGCCCACAATCCAGGCAGTCGTGCTCTATCCATCCCGTTGCTCTCGCCATCAGTACCTCCGCAGGCTTGTCTGTGGCAGGGTCTCGAACACTCCCTTGTCTCGCAGCGTTTCAAACGGTACGCAAGGGGCATGTCGTATAATCTTGACCCAATCTCCTGGCTCAGTTGGTCCCACATTGTAGTCCGAAAATGCTCGCTCAACCTCGACCACCCTACCTGTCCCCAAGTCTCGCCATTCATACGTCGGCATCTACGTTCTCCATGACTACTCCCGCCTCTTTAAGCATGTGCCTTCCTTCGTCTTGACCTTCAGCATACTTACCTTTGCCGGGCCACGCTCGGTTGACACCAACAACACGGGCGATACGAGACTGGATAATAGCCTTGGCACAATCATTACAAATCTTATCAACTGAGTAGTTGAAGTACATGGTAGCACCCTTGAGCCTTACCCCTGCACCAGCCGCGTTATAGATCGCGTTACGTTCTGCATGTTCTACCCACTCGTACTTCCCTGGCCGCTCCCATCGGTCGTTGAGGGTGGTGACGTATCCATCTCCTTCGTGGTCGTCGTGGTCGTCGAGCCCCACCATAAGCCTTTCCGTTTCAGCCACGCCTCGAGGGAATCCATTGAAACCAGTAGCCAGTACTTCATTGTCCTCTCCTACTATGACAGCCCCACACTTCGTGCTCGGGTCCTTACTCCATTGAGCTACGAGGTCAGCCATCTTAACGAATCGTTCAGCCCACTTACTCACCCCATATACTCCGGGTTATCCCACGGGTCATTAAAAGTTTCTCTCTTCACTGTAGTTCGCTGGTTCGGGGACAGCAAGCATACGTCCAGTGTCCTCGTCGAACTTGAGATACCCCGCAGGTCCTGTTCGTCCCGTAAAGCGGCACTTAAGGACCGTAAGCTTCGAAACATTTCTACAATAGGGATCGTAGTGCTGTTGGTTTCTTGAGAGTGCGATGACATCCCAAGATAATTGCTTAATACTTCCACTTCCTCGTAGATCGTCGAGAGATGGGACTGCGCCCTGTTCAAAGCTTCGTCCGGAACCTTCTTTGCGAAGGTGTACCACCAAGAATATAACAACTTCAAGCTCCTTAGCTAGCTTGGCTAGCTTTGTCATTACTGTATCAATCCTTTCACGTTCTCCCCCTTCAGCAGCGTACTCAGAAACGATGATACTGAGGTGATCGAGGAAGATTGCTCGATGTCCGGTAGCACCAAAGTATCTAAGCTTGTTGAATAGAGATTCGTCGTCCATTCCTCCGAAGTGGTCATAGAAGGAGAAGCGTCCGGACCCGAACAGTTCCTCGTGAACCTTACGCTCGTGCTCTTCTTGGACCTGTACGTCTGGCAGATGAAGTCGTCGTCCCATGTGTAGAGACATGATCCCTCCGACACTATCCCCAACATCTTCTTCAAGTGAGATATCAGCGATACTCCAATCGGTAGTTTTCCAAACGTGATACTTGAGTTCTCTACAAACCTGTGTCTTGCCCAAGCCTGTTCCAGACGTGATCGTAACGATGCTACCCGGTCTGAATCCATATGTCATCCTGTTGAGATCGCCCCACTCTTCAGGGTAGGCGACACACTGTATGTTAGAGCTGTGCTTGTACCGTTCCCATGTGTCGGAACCGTTTATGATTCCGTCGGGCTGGTACTTCTTGGCGTGCTTGACTATTGCCCACTTGAGTTCGTCACCCTTCCCGGCAAGCAGCATATCATTGGCATCCTTTTCAGGAAGCTTGGTAACGTACACTTTGCCAGCAAGGATTGGACAAACCTTCTCAACCGCACGTCGTCCTTCATCATCTTCGTCGAAGCAGAGTATGACTCGATTAAAGGCAGAGATGAATTCGAGGTTCTCGCTGATGTCTTTAAGTGCTCCACTAGCTCCGTGTGTGAGGCTGACAACAGCAGGTGTCCATCCAGCCAGGTCGGTGCGATCAGATAGACATTGCCAGACAGCGCAAGCGTCATCTTCACCCTCTGTAACAACAAGGAAAGCTCCGCCGGTTCTCGTAACTGACTGACCGAAAAGCTCTCCACCTTTGAGGTTACCAACGGCAGCGAAACTTTTGTCTCTGTCTTTGGACTTGTATCCATCGAGCTTTCCGTTTGTGTAGTGAGGATACCAGGTACGGTCGGGTTCACCTTGTCCGTTGAACTCTGTTCTGATTCCGAAGTGTTCACACGCATCTATCTTGATTCCTTTGTGAGGGATACCAAACACCGGAAGCTCTTTCACATCGTAGAATGAAAGCTTCTCTTCTTTTACCACATCGTCACCCCTCTCCCTGGTTTGGGTACCATCCTTGCTCTCGAAGTAATGGCACCTGTTGCAATACTTATTACCGTCGTCGAACAACATCAGGTGGTTGCCCGTAGAATCTCGGCCCATCTCCCTGCATTGAGGGCAGGCAGCATCACCTATGATCTTGGACATATAGCTGAGCCCTCTCTCTGGTTAGTTTAGAAGCTGAAGGAGAAGGAGGTCTCAACCTCACGGGTTACAAGTACACCACAGTAGGACGTTGCCAGGGTGCCGCAGTGTTGAAACGTGAGGTGGGGTTGGTAGAAGCAACAACCCTGCTCCTCCATAAACTGATCCCACTCGTACACACTCAGTTCGATCTTCTCGATCTGTCGCTGTTCGAGACGAGCTACATAAATTGCATCATCAATGGCATTGGTTACGGACTTGTAAATAACGTTCATGTTAGGTATTCCTAGTTATTAATAGGTAGTCTTTCGTTCGTTAGTATCAATTCTAAAAAGGAACTAGTTATTCGACACTGAAAAGATCGTTTAGTTCCTCAAGCACACCGCTCTCAACAAACAACACGTTCTCATATCGGTTGGAACTATACCTGTGCGGATATCCCTTCGGGTTAGTGAACACTCGAGTCGATCCTTCGGTATAATTGTGACTGCTGTGAACATGTCCGTGTACCCATGCAGTCGGAGCCCTCTCTCTGATTAGTGCGCTCAAGTCACTGACGTAAGCTGCGTTCAACGTGTCACCAATAAACTCGGGTGATACGGACTGAAGAGTAGGACCGTGGTGGGTAACGACAAGTATCGGTAGCCCCTCTCCCTGATTAGTTTCTAGCTCACGGTCAATGAACTGACGAGCCATGTAATGCTCAGCAGCGGTATCTTCAGGTGTAATTTTAGGGGCATGACCAAACTCGTTAGGTAAATCTTTTCTGATAGAATGATAATCATTCATGTATTGTGATGCCATGTACATAGCACCAGAGTCTAGGTCATTAAAGTCAGTCCACAGAGTAGCCCCGATGATCTTGACACCATCAAGTACCACACTGTCTTGGTTCAGCATGTGTAGGTTAGGGATGTCCTCGAAGTGGGACTTCATATTGTCCCATGCAGTGTAGGTGCTGCTGCCGTAGTACTCATGATTGCCTGGGATATACACTACATGTTTGTGCCTATGACACAAGTTGATAATGAAGTCGACATACGTACCAGACTCCCGAGCTACAGCAATGTCACCTGCGAGGATGACGATGTAGTCCTTCTCGCTCTCAATGACAGGGACTTCCCAGCCATCGAACTCACGATGAAGGTCAGAGTAGAGGCGGAACTTAGTCATCAGCTAGCTCCATAGCTGTGCGTACCCACCACTTAGGGTACTTGAAGTGATCATCGTCCCAATACAGCGGCTTCTTAAGCGGGCACGGCTGTAGGAAGATGAGGATATAGTCTATGTAAGTCATGGACCTACCCATTCAGAGGGGTCAAACCACAAGATCTCCGCTCTTATACACCGTTGGAAGTGATCAAGGATTTTGTCCTTGCTCCATACCTCCTCGGTCTCAAGGTCAGAGAGGTACTCGGTCAACATTTCCCAAGAGTCCTTGTGCATTACGTCCAAGGAGTACTCCTTAGGATACGGTTGGTCATCGTGAACATCAATACGACCTACTCTCCACCAGTTACCGTACTTGTCTATAAAGGCAGAGCTTATAGGCCCCATGTAATTCAAGAAGTATGTCACCATACGTGTCTCCAGTAAGGTGTCCGTGCTCGGAGTCGAACCGAGATCTCCCTGTACAATCAGGGGCTCTACCGTTGAGCTACACGGGCAGTGGGTGGGGTTGTGAGGGATTCGAACCCTCTTACTATAACCTTATCGGCCTGTCTCACCCTTTGACTTACAACCCCGCAGGCGGGCCACTACAAGGCCGTGACCCAAGGCGCTAGGACTCTATGCTGTCGCCATCACTAGGCTGATCAGCGTCCATTGGACAGCTACGGCTGCCACCATCGGGATTACTCCATCTTTCAGGAGTTCGATTTGATCACAAATTGTCATGCTACACTCAGTGCCGGGCCATCAGTAATCTCTACTACAGCGATGACTCGCCCGTCCTTCAGTGCAACCGAGCTTACACCAGTGACGGCATAAGCTTCAACGCCTACCGGAAACATGGCATCGACCCATGCATCCGGCGGGAGCTTCTCAAGTTCAGCGACAAGATCGCTTACTACCATGCTTGCTCTCCGGCTGGTTGAACAGACAGTGCGCTCTGCTCAGGGCCAACCAGTATGCCTATGGTCACTCTTGCGAATGTCCAAACCCTATGATGGGCACAAGGGCTGGCCCTGAGCAGAACGCACTGCCGCAGGGCCAGAGGCTGAGTCCTCTAGCGCACTGTCATAGGTAGCGCAGTGTCTTTCGGACTATTCCCCTTATTGTGTAGCGATTTCGATGCAGCCACAAGAGCGCAGCACTCGACACTAACAACAAGGTGACCAAGCCAGCATGGATTAGTTCTCCGGTATCACCGGAGCTAAGTCCAAGCATAACACCTCCTTGGTTATTGGACAACGAAACTTCTATTGTGTTCCCGGCTACCCGGTTGCAGGGGCTATTCACAGGGAGGGATTCGAACCCTCATGATCCGCTCGTGCCTGTACCCTGGTACTGTCTAAGCAAAGGGGACGTGATTACGACACGCCGCCGGGGGACGCCCCGGTCTCGGCCACCCGTTCTCGTGGTCACCGTTGTTTCAGGTTCGGCGAAGCAGGACACGAACTCTGCTTGCTACCCGTTGCCCGATGTTAAGAACACCGTTGACAGTAGCGTGACATGCTAAGTATGCAGTCACGTACAACAGAAGCGCGACAGTTTCTATGACTAATAATTCCATTAGTCGGGCTCCAATAATATCATTGGCTCTTACCTCCTATTGATTGGCTTGGTTGATGGTGAACAGGGGTTTAAGCTGTTCAGGTTTCTTGTCCGGCTTTTTCTTTGGAGGTTTCACATCCCTGTTCAGCCTCGTGGGTTCACGCCGGGTAGTGAACGAGTCACGGTACGGCATACCGACACCGCCGGTATCCATCAGCTTATCCTTTGCCTTTTTGACCCGTTCTTCGTGCTCAGGAATCATCTTCATGAGAGCGGTGTGCTCTGCCCGGATGGTCATGAGACGGTTCTTCATACGGATGAGGTGATCCTCTTCCGAACGGTTAAAGAACCACATCCAGAAGCGAATGAAGCCTCGCTTCTGTCGTACCAACAAGCCGTTCTGGACGGCGAGACGATACATACTCATAGGTTGGGTACTCCTCGTCATGGTTGTGAGTTGAAGGGTGTTGTTGTTCAGCTTACAGAGATCACACACATACTTTTCAGGGTATGTACCTTACCACTCGGTCATCTCAGGGAGTTGAACCCGTGCGACGTGTAGCTGTAGTAGTGTTGTTGACGCAGGGACACTGATGCTCCTGCGGTACGCGCATGTATTGGAATCGCGTACTCTCCAGCGTATCCTCGATGGCAGAGGGGTGGGCTCGAACCACCATCGCTTACCAACAGTAGTGCAGACAACCAAGGCTCACGCTAGACCAGACCTTTTACTTACCAGACAAGAACAGAGGCGTGACCGGATTTCACCCCGGCTAAGCTTGTAGCCCAGTGTTCTGAATCCTAGTCCGGACTATCTGCGGTTCACCCTTAAGCCACATGCACTCCCCTCGGTTTATAGCCAGCTCCAATGGAGCGAGGGTCGAGTCGTGTTAACCATCCCCGTGGTTGAGAGCCACGGCTCGGTAACACCTGGCCTGCCAAGACACGGATCACTCCATCCGTTTGGGGATCGAACCCAACAGTGGCGCAGACTTACCATAGGTACAGATTGTCTGAAATTTTTTCTGGCAAAAATCTTTAGGCTGCCCTGCTAGACGGACAGGTTTCACCCAACGGGTCTGGAGTCCGTCAGGGTACTTGATTTATCTATTGTCAACGACGAATTGACACTGGTATCTCAACCAGTAATTATGACTCATCTTGGTAGTAGTGGTGTGCACTCCGGCGGAGCGGTAGCTACGCTACTTCACCCGGCACTCCTGCCTGACTAGTATGGCAGGTTCTGTGACGTGCATCTCATTCGGTAACGCTCGGCGGCCACTGCCGCTCGGCTAAGGGTAGCACAGTCGGCGGATACATCCGCTCGCTATGTAGCTACCGATCAACGTTCATAGGTGAACGCTGATGATCAGGTCAGGTGGATGGGAGGGTTACTCGCTGTCGGCTTACGGGCCGATACCGTTACGCTGGTACCTCCGGACCAGCTCCCCGATAGGCAGGTACTCAGCTTCGCTCGGGGGAACGATGCCAGCTTTCTTCACGAGGTCGGCCTCACGGCTCGCCTCCAGGTCCAGCACAAGCTCGGCGCGGGTACGCTCGGCCATGCTACGCACAGTGGGCTTCATACCAAGAAGCTTGCGCGTTTTCTGGTACATCTCGAAGCCCCAGGTACCGATGGCTGCGACTTGCGAAGCAGTCGTAACACGGGGCTCGACCGTCAGCTTGCGGCTGATCGTCTGGACTCGGCTGAACGCAGCTCGGTCCTGCGGCTTGGCAGCAGCTCGGTCCGCCAGGAATTTCTTCCGGCGGTACTTCGCTTCGCCTTTAACCCACGGCGCATGGTCGGTGGGTGACCGCTGCTCACGGACCCGACGGGCGATAGCTTCGCCTCGCAGGTGCTTCATGCGAGCCTCGGTTTCCATCCACCACCCGGAGAACCCGGACGTGCAGTGGGCAACCTGGACGTAGCCACCAGGCAGACACTTGATATGCTGCCTCATGTGACGCTCGAGACGCACCACCTCACGGCTCTGGCCGTGCTTGTCGTAGCAGTGCAGTTCACGCTTCGAATACTCCCGGTAGAGAATCTCCGAAGCTTCCTCCAAGGTCATGCCGTAACCTTGGGCCAACGTTGCAACGTCTGCCGCGGGTACATCAGTGATATCCCGCAGCGAATCGACAGCTTCCTTGTTGTCGACAACCTCGTCATTGGCAGCAACCACGCTGGAAGCGCGGACTGCCTGACTAGTATGCGGCAAGTGAACCGGGTTCACCTTGCCGGTAGGCACGAGCTTGACCGGAGACTCTTTCCGGGGCGGCTCTTCCGACGGAGAAGGCAAGGCAAGGGCCTCATTGCCAGCGACCGGCAACGGATGAGACACTTGAACTGCACTCTCCTTCCCCGTCGGCTTACGAGCGGTCGTCATAGGGATGACATTACTCGTAGTAGCACCGACTATCGGAGCTGCGTAACCAGAACTAACCGCACCTTCACGCTTGAGCCGGGAGACTTCCAGCTCCAACGCATTGATACGGAGACGCTGAGCGTGTAGCTCAGACAACGTCACGTCGACCTTCGCCTCGTAACTCCCCGAGATTCGGTCACGAACGATAGCATTCCGGGCAGTCGGGACCCTCATCCCTTCGTGCTTCCGGGCACTCGTCCGTTTGGAGTGACGTGTAACATGCAAGTCATGGACTAGCATACAGTACCTCCTTGGTTAAATTTTACCATCCGAACCAGGATTAGTCCGGACTACATCGCATCGCAGGCAGACCTCGCCTTGACGTAACAGCTTCTGCACTGCATGGTTACTGAGCAACCCACCTACCCTTCAGCCACATTCGCAACGTGCTAGCGTGGCTATGTATCGACAGGCTTAGCTTGTTCACACACACAATTGCTCTGCGTATTACAGCAGAGGAACCCTACGCACAGCTAGCGTAGACCTAGCCGCGGCTTACCAAGCAGAGCTTGGTGTTTACGTCAAGCAGGACGCAACCCCCCACAGACTGGTGGAGGAACAGGTCGAGCACAGCGTGAGCGCCCAACAAGAGCAGACCGAGGACCAAGATGGCAAGGATGCCAGTCGAAGGACCTCGTATCAATTTCAACAAGTTCATAGGAACCTCGTCGTGGTAGTGTGAATTACCCACAGTACAGAGGGATGCCGCCCTCAAGGACGCTAAGACCTCCAGCCTCCTCGCCTAATGGTGAGGCTGGTACGTCGTACTGTAGATCCGTTGGCAACTGAGACTAGTCCGGACTACTCATGTCCGAGGCAGATTTAAACTGCCACCCGCACGGTGCCAGGCCGTGCGATTGATCTCACTCTCAGCATCTTCACGGGGTACTAAGGGACGATGCCTGTTTTGCCCGTGTTAGAACCAATTCCACCTGGCCCACTGCTCAGTACGCGCAGAGCAGCTTAGGTACAGACCCGCTTCCTGCCAGGTGTTGACGTTCAATTGCAGGATGTGATGCGAGAAATCTTCGACAGCCACGCGCAGCTCCTCTTGGGTGTGACCGGCTGCGATAGCACGAGACTGCAACGTTTCAGCCAGCCCCATGCCACGACTCTCAAGGTCAGTGATGTCGTACTGAGGCCAGCCTCGCTGCGTACCGATCTGCACAGCAAGCGCATAGCTTACGACGCAGAATACATCGGCGGCAATGTCACTGTGCTCCAGTATGTCATGCCCCGGATGAGCTAGAGCCAAACCCGGAAGCATAAGCGCAGAGGCAATGATGTTCTTCATGGCAGTGTCTCCTTCCTAGTATGTAGTTTGTGTTCTGAGTTTCAGCCACAGTCATTCTCCGATGGAATGACACTAGCTCGGACGTGACTTGATACGCCCGTTCGAATTCATCTTGTCTTGGGTGATCACTGATCTGGCCGACCAGTGTGTTCCCCATCAGGCACCAGCGATCAATGTGGGCTATGGGTTTGTTGGGATTCATGTGTGTCCTCCTGTATCAGAGATGAGATGACGGAGGTGACCACATCATCTCATCTATAGCACAGCAGACTGTATGGCGCATCTCCATGAGTGTATCGTAATCAAATGAAGCCTCACGAGAGGAGGACAGGAGGGCTGCAAGGCACAAGTCATCAACTGCACTAGGATCTTCTCCAACGAGGAGAGCTAGTGGAACCCACGGCGTGTGCTGATTAGTGTACATTACACCCTCCATTCGCACTTAATACGCACCTTGATTGGCTGTGCCTTGCAGTATTCAGTCAGCGGTACGTCCAACGGCTTGTCAGACGGTGCTGAACTGCAACCCACAAGGCACAGCGCCAGGATAGTCCGGACTACCAGACCACGGACAGATTGAATGCCTGCACCAACGATTCGCCGATCGGCACAGCCACCCAATACACCCCAACGATTGCAAGCGCAACCATCAGGGCGAGAAACGTGCCAATGCAGACACGACCCACCGCTTGAGAGAACGAACGGTACCACATCTTTTCACTCCTTCTGTTGTTGCATAACTCTCATCCCACTTCGAACGCGGGAGGTTCTTACTCGGCTGGGACTTACCGTGTCCTCCATACATACGGCTACTCCTCGATGTCCGGAGGTGGGTAGTCACGCTCCGACGTGTGTCCACAGTTGTCACACACCGACGAGCCCCACAAGCACGGGTAGTCCGGCTCGTTGTTCTCGTTGAAGGTGTGCATCTCGTATCCGCACTCGTTGCACTTCATACCACATCCTCCGATCGTTAAGTTAGTCCGGACTACGCGGCGCAAGCAACCTGGATTGCCTGCCAAACGTGCATCCCGAACATGCCACCGAGCATTCCAATCAGGAAGTACCCAATGATGACCAGCTTACGAGGCACGACGCTGTTGCCCCTTAGCACGCTCAGCCCCAATGAGGGACAGGTCATCGTTGACAGTCTTGCTGAACTCCTTGACCCGCTGAGCAAAGCGCAGCTCCGACGCATTGCTGAGCTTGCCGAGCAGCTTGACCAGCTCACGAAGCTGAGCAGGGACAAGCTCCGTGGACTGTGCATCCACCACAGTACCTGCGGCAAGAGCCTCGGCCAGAGAGTTGTCGGGCTTGGCATCACGCTCCTTGCCTTCAGCTCCCGTGTTCGGTGCAGGTACTTCAGTGGCATCCGATGCCTCCTTGCTTGCCTTTGCTGCGCCATTAGCCTCAGCCTTCGCCAGCTTCATCTTGTAGTACGACGGAATCTTGGTCAGGTCGAGACCTGCCTTGAACGCACCCTTGATGTCCGACTTGGCTTGAGTCCATGCCTTCGGAAGCTCAGTCACCTGCATCTGCCCCGCCTCTTGGGACAGTACCCATTCTTCCTCCATCTGACACTTGGCGAGGAACTCATCGCATCCCTGACATCGACGTGCCAGCTTGAACAGATCACTGGCAGCCCCCATCTCCTTACGCATGGCAATCACGAACTCCGTCATGACTGACCGGAACGTCAGGTTATCACTCCTTCCTTTCTCACTCATCTGTAGTCTCCTATCAGGGTACTCCTACCCTTGTGGTTACGGTTGGTGTTCGGCAGTCACACCATTGACACGGCAGATATAACCCGTCACTTTCCCTGGGTACGCTGCCATGTAGTTCTGTCCTGCCTGGCGGCAAGCAGCTTGGGTTTCAAAGGTTTCCCTCTCCACCAAGTCTACCCCAGCCAGACTGGTCAGGATAATGAACAACACTACGCTCATCCCTTTCTCTCCTGTTGCTATGAATGGGAGAGGCAAGCGATAGTCCGGACTACCGCTGCCCCGTGTACATTTTGACTGTCACCTCCTTACCCATAGGGCTGTTACGCCTCGGCAGGACATAAGGCTAGGCTCTCCCTATCGGTTCTGTCTCCACTAGCTAGGGCACCAGTGGCGGGAGTAGCCTAGTCTTATATCCTCCCTATCTCTTGTACCGACTGCTATACTCTCGGTACCTGTTGTAATGGAACTCCGCTCTTTTGTAGTCCGCCCCTTCCATCGCTCGCCTACAACGGCAATAGTAGATATACGCTATCTGTTTGTAGTCCATCATCCCTACCTCAGTGGTCGCCCGGAGAGGGTGTGTCCCTGCTTACATTGGGCATCACATGAGGGACGGTATGACCGTATCTTGTGTGCCCGATCGCAGCGGCAGAGTACCACCCTCCC